TCGGAATAGGTTTTCTCTGCCGGAGTTTCCGGCTGCTCCTGTTTGGTTTCGGTTTCTTTGATTTCTTCTGCCATAGAAAAAAACTCTCCTTTTCTGAAAAATGGGTATAAAAATAAGGCTTAAAAGCCTGTTTTAACGGTATTTAATCAGTGTAAAAATTTCCGGTAAACACGAACAGATTCTTGTCATCAGTCCGGTGAATGTTTGCCGCTCCACGTTTTTCCAGTTCTCTGACAAGTTCTTCTGTCGAGAAGTCTTCCAGAAGTTCTTCTTTTGTGGGCGGTTCTGTGAGTTCTTCGCTGAGGTCATCGGAAAAATTTTCGATAAAAGCAAGCCTGATGCCTGTATCTTTCATTTTTTCCGAAATTTTGTCAAGCCGTTTTTCGAGGGCTTCCAGCATTGCCACAGCACTGGTAACGTCAACACGAACGGTACGAACAATATCTTTTTCCATGCTTTTTCTCCTTTCGGGTGCGAGAAAACCGCCCGTGTGGGCGGCAGTCTTTGTTTTTAGTCCCAATCAGAGGGACGAGGATTTTTCTTAGGTCTCTGCAAATGGTTATTCTCAATGCAGTCTTTCAAGTCAGCAAGCGTAGCTTCGACATCACAGGAAGACTCCATATCTGTTCCATAACCTTTTCCGAATTTCTTTCGATATATTGTTTGCAATTCTTGAATTTCATCAAGAAGTTTCTGATGTTCCTGATTCGTCATCTTCTACCACTCCTAACATTTCCAAAAAAATCTGATATGATTCGGGAAAGAACCGCTTTATCTGTTTCAGAGATTCTGGGTGATTGACTGTTGCACTGAACATTTCAGCAAATGTTTCTTTACTGTTATTATGAGTCTGCCAATAATCAGCATCTTTTTTCTTGTGCCCCACACCAAACGGCTTTTCAGTTCTTCCACCAACTGACAAGTCGGGGTTTCTTTTAAAACATTCATGACATTCCCTCTTTCTCCCAGACGGGACTTTTTATATAATGCCATATTCAGTAAGGATACGGCGTGCTTCGTACGCTTGCAACCTTGTTGCATCAACCGAAATATCATATTCAAAACTATCTACTTCTTCCTTAGTATATGGATTCGGACAATTTTCTATCCATTTTTTCATTTTTTCAATTTCCTTATCTGTGAGCCACTCAGGACGTTGCATAATTGAAGCCATATTGATTGCCACCTTTCGCACAAGAAATACTCCATTTTGTAAGAGCTTTCATCAATTCTTTTTTCTCAGCCTGCTTTAAATTTTGGTAAGCCTCTTTGCCCGCTTCACTGTTAAGAAACTTATAACTAAATTTCACATTTCCAGCATGATAAAAATTCTCTTCCATTTTATTAATAAGAAAATTAATATAGCTATTTTTATCGCTTTCAGAAGTTCTTGAAATAACGTATAAACTGCCATTGTTGCCAACTGCCGTAAAACTCAACATATTTTCTGTCTTAGTGAAATTGAAAATATCAGTAAAACTAAAACTCTCTCCACTTCCGTGATTGTGAAATGCATGAAAAGGAATTTCAGGATTTTTTACAGGGGTACTCATTATCCGACCAATTACATAAAAATCAAATTCTTTAATAGGCTTCATATTTTCATCACATATAACAGATAATTCTGTTCCTGGTATGAAATATCTTGCAATTTGCAATAAATCCTGACTTACTTTTTGATGATAAAAATTCAACTGATTATTCTTAAAGATATTAAGTTGTTTCATGTTTTTAATTGATTCGTCAGTGATTTGATGAAATTGAATTCCGTTATCACTTGAATTTATTATACCACTTCTATTGGAACTTGTCAAGGAATTTGCGGCAGAGCCGGACGGATTTTTCGGCTTTGGAGATTTCGGAACAGACGGTGCAGTCGGAGAAGCAGGCGGCGGATTTTTGCCTTGTTGTGCTTTTTTGTTCGCCCAGACAGCTTTCTGTGCCTCACTTTGTCCGAATCCGCTGACCTGTGTCCTGAACTTGTCATTCCACTGCCCTGTCTGATTGCAGAAGTCACGGAGCTGCTTTTCAGCATCTTTCAGCTTGACAGCGTTCCGGTTATAGTAATTCTGTGCTGCTGCCCTTGTCGCATTGTCAGGAGCGTTTTTAACACTCTCCTGTGCGGTAATCAGACGGCGTTTCAGTTTCCGGATTTTCCGTTCTGCCGCTCTCTGCATCTGAGAAATCTCATATTTAGAATACATCTGCCCGTTATACGGAATATTTTTCGCATTGAGTGCGGCAATCTGCTGTTTCGTGTAGTTCGGCTTGGAAAAGCCTTCATAATACGGATACCAGTTATGCCGGCAGTTCCAGCCTTTAAAGCCTCTGCCCGTTCCGTAGCCGATTTGGTCGAGCGAATAGACATGCAGACCGTCAATTGTTCTGCCTGCGTTTTTTCCGGTTCTGCTGACAAGCTGCCCCTGCCATTCTGCATGGTCCGGTCTTGCACCGGAATGTGCTGACAGTTCCATCAGGTCACAGCCTGCTTCATCGGCATGTTTCAGAGAAACGGCAGCAGTCGCCTGACCGACACCCGTCAGAACCGCACGGCGGACAGCGACATCAAGCTTGTCACGATGACCGGACGGATAAACGACTTCTGCACCAATATCAGCGAACGATTTCACAGCTGTCATGATGGCTTCCTGATAGCTGAATGCACCGGAACTGACCTGCATATATGCCCTGTCACAAGCGGAAATGAACTGCTGTTCTGTCTGTGCTGCTGTTGTGCCGACAAGGTTCTGCATCGTGCCGAGTGTCCGGCGATAACCTTCTTCGAGCAGATTTCTCATGCCTTCATCCTGACGAATATCAATCGGCAGAACACCGGCTTCCCTGTAGATTTCGTTGTCGATTCTGACTGTTTCGACTCCGGCATCTTCAAACAGGGCTTTGACCTGCTGAACAGAAGCATCCGTTCTCTGGGCAATCATCTGAGCGACATCCTCACGGAGCAGACCGGCAGACTGTAAAATTTCCGCCTGATACTTTGTCGATTCCGAAACATAGCCCATTTTCAGCATACGCTTTGTCATGGAAGCAAGAATATCGTCTTCCAGCTGCTGATAGAGAGCCAGAATCTGACTCACATCAGGTTCATAGTCCCTTCTCATCATGCACCGCCGCTGAACAAGCCGTTATCGTCAGATTTTTGCGGAAGATATTCTGAAACTGCTTTCTGCTCCGTGATATTGAAATACCATGCAAGGAGCTTTTCCGGTTTCAGATTTCCGCCTGTAACAAGCTGAAACTGTCTCTGAAATTCTTTATCTGTATCTTCGAGAACCGAATCGCCCCATGTGCAGGACAGTTCCGGATTCTGTGCAGAATCGAGTTCATACAGTGAAGCGTAAACGCTCATGGCATAGACAAGATTTTCAAAAGTTTCCTGCAAGGCGGACTGCATCTTGCTGACCTGAACATAGCTTCTTTGTTTGGAACTTCTGATTTCTTCGGCGGTTTTTTCGATGTCAGCCGGATTGGACAGAGTGCCGTAAGCCAGACCGACATTGAATTCGATGCGCTGTAAGATATGATTCAGACCATTGAACAAAGAGACATCACGGATATTCGGGGAGAAAGTCTGCAAGGCATCGGAAAGCTTGTCTTCCGGATTGATGGCATATTTCCGGAACAGTCTTTTATTGCCGACAGGCAGGTCAGGGCGATTTCCGGTTTCATCACGGCGGAACAAATCCTGACGGGCATCAACTGCGAGTTCCGTGCCTTTGAATTCCCACTGAATTCTAGCCCACTGGTCATTGGCTTCCTGAATGAGTTCTCCGGCATGGGCGAAGCAAGAAAGACCAACAGGAGAATCAGGGTCGATTGTATTCGCTGCCGGATTCTGATAGACAGCAAACAGAGGTTTTTCAATATTCTTGATGGTCTGGATTTCCTGTAAATTTTCCCAGCCGGAAACGCTTTGCAGACTGCATTCCGTGCCGAGCGAATCCGGAGAAAGTGAAAAATATGCCTTGTTTTCTACCGTATAGGTCTGATTTTCAGCGTGAAACGTATGCGTTTCGAGACGGGTATAATAAGTTCTGCCGTTCACTTTTCTTGATAGGAACACGGCGGCAGTTGCCTCACCGGAGCTGTCGAATGCAGTCGGTGCGAACTTGTCCGCCCGAATCATATCGACAAGAATTTTTTTTCCGGAAACATAGGGCTTGAATGCCATTGAGCCGAGGGCAAAAGCCAAATCTGCTTTGAGAAGAAAGCGTTTTAAAAATTTCTGAAACTGTTCATCCAGATAAGGCGAACTCACAGAAATTTCTGATTCCGCCATGACAAGCCGTGCGAATTCG